CAGTTGCATCAGGAGTAGCAATTGTAGATTTTGCAGACCTATCATTTACAGGTGTAACATTAACAGCGAGAGGTGCTTTAATTTATAACAGTACAGACGGTAAAAAAGCAGTTTGTGCATTAGATTTTGGTGGTGACAAAACAGCAACTGCAGGAACATTTACAATTCAGTTTCCTGCATTTACAACTTCAGCTGCAATACTTAGAATTAGTTAAGGAGTTTAGATGGCACTTGTCATTAATGACAGAGTAAAAGAAACTAGTGCAACTACTGGTACAGGAACTTTAAACCTTGCTGGAGCGGTACAAGATTTTGAAGGATTCGTTGCGGGTATTGGTAATAGTAATACAACTTACTATGCAATTGTAAATACAGGCACAGGTGAATTCGAAGTTGGTCTTGGAACTGTCACAGACGCAACTCCAGATACTTTATCAAGAGACACAATTATATCATCATCAAATAGTGATGCTGCAGTAAATTTTTCAGCAGGTACTAAAGATGTGTTTTGTACATTACCTGCTTCAAAAGCAGTTGTTGAAGATGCAAATAATGATGTAACTTTACCTGCAGATCTAACTGTAGGAGCTAACATAGATGTATCTTCAGGAACCATAAAACTTGATGGTAATTATCCAACAGGAACTAATAACGTTGCTATGGGAGATACTGCATTAGATTCTATTGGAACAGGAGGTGCAGGCCATAATGTTGCAATAGGTCATGCAGCTTTAACTGCTGATGATACAGGTACAGGTAACGTAGGAATAGGTGCTTTTGCTTTAACATCAACGGTTACAGGTAATTATAGTACGGCTATTGGACAAGAAGCTTTGAAAGTAAATACTGCATCTTGGAACAATGCAATTGGTTTTCAATCAATGCTAACAAGTGTAGGGGGCGAGAAAAACATAGCTATGGGTTTCTGGTCTTTAAAAAATTTAGGTAGTAATGATAAAAACGTTGCCATAGGTCATGAAGCAGGAACAAATTTAACGGGTGGTGATAATAACATAATAATTGGACACAATGCTCAAGCAGCATCTGCAACAACTTCCAATCAAATTACTTTAGGTGATGCTAATATCACTTCTTTAAGAATTCCAGGTCTACAGTCTGGTGCATCTAATGGTGATGTACTAACATATAATGGTACAAAAATAATATTATCAACCCCTTCAACTGGTGCAACAGAAGCATTTGCAATTAAAATGGCAGTAGGATTATAGGAGAAATATGGCTCAAGATTTTGAAAGATATATACATAGAAATGTAGGAACATCTGCAGCAACGGTGCATACTAGTAACTCAGATGATGCAATTATTTCTATTCGTTGTGCAAACACAACTACATCTACAATTAATGTGGATGTATTTATTAATGACGGATCAAATGATTATTACATAATTAAAAACTGTCCAATAGTTAGTGGTGGATCTTTAGAACTGATTGATGGAGGATCAAGAATAGTAATGAAATCAAGTGATGTTCTAAAAGTGCAGTCCGACACTGCTTCCAGTTTAGACGTTTGGGCTTCATTTATAGATGCAATAAGCACGTAGGAGGAATCATGGCTTATTTAGGAAACGCTCCGAAACAAAATTTAAATACCATGAACTCTCAACAGTTCAGTGGTGATGGATCCACGGTCAATTTTACATTAAGTCAAAGTGTTGCTAACACTGCAGAAGCAGAAGTATATGTTGGAAACGTTAGACAAGATCCGTTTTCAGCTTACTCAATATCAGGTGGTACAACTTTAGCATTTACAGAAGCACCCCCTTCAGGCACAGCAAACATCTATGTAGTGTTCCAAGGTAAATCTACGGGTAGCATTAACCCTGGTCAAAACAGTATTCAAGCAGGAATGATTTCTGCAATCAACGGTGGATATAAAAACCTAGCAACAGTTTCAGAAACAATAACAGTTGCTGCAACGGACAACATGATGTTATGTGGTCCAGTATCTTTTACAGCAACAGTCACAGTACAAGGAACATTAACGGTAGTATAATATGGCAACATTATTTGTAGATAAAATAGACCCACAATCAGGAACTAGTTTAGAGATAGGTAGTTCTGGGGATACTTTAGATTTATCTAACCCTTCAACTGTTACACTAAATTCTGTCATGAAAAACACTCCTGCTTTTTTTGCAAAATTAAATGGTGACCAATTTCCTTCAAATCAAACAGCTACAACATTATCTGCATCTGGTGAAAATTTTGATGTTGGTGGTTGCTATAACAATACTGGAAGTACAGTAACTTTAAATGGAATTTCAGTACCAGCATATTCTTTTGCACCTAATGTTGCAGGTAAATATTATATTTCTGCAAAAGTAAATGTAAATGCTACTGGTTCAGATAATGTAAGTAGAGCTTATGTTGCGCTTTATAAAAACACTGACGCAATTGGCATTGGAGATTTCAATTCATCAAATCAAGCTGATATTATGACACGTAGTGTAGATCTAATAGTAGAACTAAACGGCACTTCTGATTATGTTACAGCCAAAGGTTATGGAACTATATCTTCTGGTACTTTAAGATTTAAAGGAGATACAACAGAAGCAAGAACATATTTTCAAGGATATAAATTAATAGAATAATATTATGGGAACAATTAAAACAACAAACATAGAACCAATAGCTGACAACGGCACAGTAACCCTGGGTAGTTCTGGAGATACATTTACTTTAGGTTCGGGTGTTAAACAAAGTAATTTAATGAATCCAGCTTTTCACGCAACCTTATCTTCTAATCAAAGTTTAACAAATAACACTGGAACGATAGCTATTTTTAATGCAGAAACTTTTGATACAGATAATGCTTATGATACTTCTACAGGAAAATTTCAACCACAAGTATCAGGAAAATATTTTATTTATGCAAGTACTTATCTAGAAATGGGTGCTAGTTCTAACTTAAATAGAGTTCTCGGTTACATACAAAAAAATGGGACTAACGTTCTTTTTAATTATAATGATGCAAGAGCAAATCCAACTAGAGCATTTTCATTAAATCCAAGTGGGGTTATTGAACTTAATGGTAGTTCAGATTATGTGCAATTATATGTTCAAGTAATTGCTCAAACAACAGCTAGTGGTTTATATATAGGTGGGGGTACAGGTGGAGATGCCTCATTTTCATACTTCGGCGCATACAGGATAGGATCATAATCATGGCATCAATTATAAAAGCAAATCAACTACAGGACTTTGGCGGTAACAGCATTATCACATCTGATGGTGCGGGTAATCTTACTACGCAGAAGATTAACTATCCAGCTTTTGAAGCGTATTTATCAGCAGACCAAACTGTTTCTGATGCTATTTGGACTAAAATGCAAATTAATACTGAAGTATTAGATACAGATAATTGTTATGATAATTCAACTAATTACAGATTTACTCCAACAGTTGCTGGTCAATATGTTGTATATGGTGGTGCTAAACTACAATCTAGTTCTGGTGGTTCTTTAGCATCTGTTTCAATTGCAATATATAAAAATGGTTCAGAATATAGATTATCAACACTAGACCCAACTGATAATCAAGGAAATGCTCTTACACCAACTGTTACAGCAACAATTCTTATGAATGGCACAACAGATTATTTAGAATTATTTGGTTTTAATAATGTCACAGCTGGAACACCAAGATTTGATGCTGCTGTTAAAAGTGTTTACTTCGGTGCATACAGGATAGGAAGTTAATTATGGCATTAAGTAGAATAGATACAACAAACATGATCGAGGATGTACCTCAATCGAAACTTGATAACAATATCAACTTCAGAAACATCATCATCAATGGTTCAATGGATTTAGCACAAAGAGGAACTTCAACAGCTAGTGTATCTTCTGGTGCAACATTTCCTGCATTAGATAGATTTAAGTTTTATGTTTCTAGTGGTGGAACTTGGACAGTTTCACAAGACACAGATGTACCTAGTGGTCAAGGATTTGCTAAGTCTTTAAAAATGGATAATACTACTGCAAATGGAAGTTTATCTTCTGGTAGTTTAGCTCAAATTCAACAAGGAATAGAAGGTCAAAACTTACAATATTTAAAAAAAGGTACATCAAATGCAGAAAGTGTAACTTTATCTTTTTGGGTTAAATCAAATAAGACAGGAACTTATATATGTGAGATTAGAGATACAGATAACAGTAGAAGTATATCAAAATCATACACAGTATCATCAGCATCAACTTGGGAAAAGAAAACAATAACTTTTGACGGAGATACTACTGGAACTTTAAATAATGATAATGATAAAAGTTTAGAATTAGTATGGTGGCTTTTAGCTGGAACTGATTTTACATCTGGAACTTTACAAACTTCTTGGGGTTCACAGACAAATGCAAACAGAGCAGTAGGTCAAGTCAACCTTGCAGATAGCACATCAAACGAATGGTACATTACAGGCGTACAATTAGAAGCTGGAGATACAGCATCTGATTTTGAGTTTGTGCCTGTTGATGTAAATTTAAGAAGATGTCAAAGATACTATCAACAACATGGTAATGAAAGTTATGCTGGTATTACTACATCATATCAATTATCTTCAACTGCTTCAGCTGGTGGTTTTATATATCCAGTTACAATGAGAGCAACTCCATCAGTAGGAAGTTCAAATTTGATTGTTACAAATAGAGTTAGTTATGATGTAGATTGTAGTCCAAGTGGTCCTGTTGCTAGTCCAAGTTCTATTTATTTAAGAGTTAGCCATTCATCAGCTGGTGCTTCAGATAGAGGAAATTTAATAGCTGTTAAACATTTAACAACTGGTTTTTTAAAATTAACATCGGAGTTATAATTATGATTAGTACAGTAAAAAAAATATACGATTATCAAAATAACTTTATTTGTTATGAAGTTATATATACAGATAGCGAAAAATTATCAGTACCACTAGACGAAGCAAACACAGATTACCAAGCAATTCAGGAGTGGATAGAGGCAGGAAACTCTGTTATTGATAACCCACCAGAATAATATATAATAACCTAAAGGAGAAAACTATGGCATCACTTTCAAGCAAAATCAAACAGTACGCATCATCTAATGGTGTCTCTTCTGTTGACTTTATGACGGACGTTTTGCTTCAGGACGACTCAAACGGTCAAGGACCCTACATCAAGGAATGGAATATCTCAAGTGTAGCAAAACCGACTGATGAGCAACTGAACGCTGTAGATTCTGCTGCAGATCTCGAAGAGAGACAAAATGCAGTTAGAGCTACAAGAAGAAACGCCTACGGTGATCTAGGTTCACAGCTCGACATGCAGTACCACGATTCTGTTAATGGTACAACTACTTGGAAAGACCATGTAGAAGCTGTCAAGACTGCAAACCCGATCCCAACTGAATAAGGAGATTAACAATTGGCTTACGTTGGAAAAGCTCCTCAAACAGGAGCGTATCAAATACTGGATGACATATCAGGGTCATTCACTGGATCAACCGCAGGACCGTTTAACTTAACGGTGAACGGCACAGCTGTGTCTCCTGGAAACGAAGCTAATTGTATAATCTCTGTATCAGGAGTTATCCAAGAGCCTCAGTCAGCATTTACAATATCGGGAAGTCAAATTACTTTTACAAGTAACCCTGCAAGTTCAGATACTTTTTTTGGAACAGTATTAGGTGATGTATTTGATATAGGTACACCAACTGATTCAACAGTCAGTGCAGGATCTTTATCATCAACTTTCTTTGTAAAGAACAATCAAACTTGGACAAATATTAATATGACAGGTTCAAACAATGGAGCACTCGTTGGCCCCGTTACAGTTAGTGGGACAATAACAATTCCATCAGGGAGTACATTCGTAATTTTATAATGAGTAAATTAGAGACAAATACAATTGATACAGTATCAGGAACTACTAATTTAACTATTGGTTCTACTAATACGTCTACAATTACTATGCCTAATGGTTCACTTTCTGGACAGAACTATCCAGCTTTTGAGGCAAAATTATCTGGTACTTTTACTTTAACAGAAGAAGTAAATACAAAAGTAACTTTTCAAACAGAAAATTTTGATACTGATAATTTATACGACAATTCTACAAATTATAGATTTACACCAAATGTAAGTGGAAAATATTTTGTTTACGCAGATTTAAATTGTGACACACAACAAACTAATAGTTTTAGACAAGGAACAGTTTGGATATATAAAAATGGAGCCGCAGTAAAACAAACTGAACTTCTTTTTAATACAAATTTTGCAAGAAGATGTAATGTTGGTGTAAGTGGTATTGTTGAAATGAATGGTAGTTCAGATTATTTAGAAATATTTGTAAATGTAGTAAATGGTATAGGCTCACTTGCACAACTTAATCATCAAAGTGGGTTAACTAATTACTTCGGTGCATACAGGATAGGAGCATAATGGCAAACGGAACATTAAAAGTAGGAACACTAACAACTAGCTCTGGATCTGGTAATATTACTATTGGATCAGGTGTTACGTTGCAATCTAATGTTCCAGCTTTTGAAGTTCATTTATCTGCTTCTCAAGCATTAAGTGACGATACTATAACAAAAATACAATGGGATACAGTAGTTTTTGATACTAATAGTGCTTATGATAATACAACAAACTATCGTTTCACAGTTCCTACAGGATTAGATGGAAAATATTTTGTTTATGCACAAGGACAATGTCAAGGTGATGGAACTACTGGAGAAATTTTAGATACTAATATGCAAATTTATAAAAATGGTACCTCTATTACAAGAACAACTTTTGGTGGAGATACAAATGCAACAGCAGACAGGAACACTTTTTTAACAACTTATACTGTTTTAGATTTAGCAGCAGGAGATTATTTAGAAATTTATGCACTAATAAATTCTGTTTCAGGTACTACCAGTTTTGCAAATGCTTTTAGTAGTACTCAAATTCAAAGTAGATTCGGCGCATATAGGATAGGAGCATAATATGAGTAGCATTTTAAAAGTAGACACACTTCAGGATTCAGGAGGCAATGCAATTATTACTTCTGATGGGAGTGGTAACATTACACAAAGTAAAGCAGGAATTATTGAAACTGATCAATGGAGATTAACTGCAAATACAAACACAGGAAGTAATACAGATGTAACTTCAAATTGGTCAAGAGTAAATGAAAGTGGTTGGGGAAAAATTGGAACAGGATTAACCGAAAGTTCTGGTATATTTTCTTTTAGTCAAACAGGAATTTTTAGAATTGATTTTAGAGCTATATTTAGAGGAAGCACAAACGATACAGCTCATAAATTTCAATTATTTATTACCTTAGATAATTCAAGTTACGATTTAAAAGCACAAGCAATGGGTGGTAACATTGATGGAAGCATAGTAGGTAGTTCATCATCATCTAATGTATTTTTCTTTGATGTTACTGATACATCTCTTTGTAAATTTAAATTTGTAACTGCTTCTTTTGATGGAAGTACATATTTAGAAGGTGATTCAACCGACATAAGAACAAGTTTTGCAATGATGAAAATAGGAGACACATAAGATGGCGATAACTAGATTAGGTGGAGCGAATGCAATAACAGGGACGATACCAACAAGTGTTGCACCTGGACAAGGTAAAGTTTTGCAAGTTGTTAGAACTTATGTTGCAAATTCTTCTTCTGCTATAGAAACATCAGTAAATACTTCTTTTCAATCTTCTGGTATTCAAGCAACTTTAACACCAAATAAATCTGGTAATTTAATTCTTGTAGATTTTAACTCAACAATGGCATTTAAAAATACTTCTAATTGGGGAGCTTCTAGAATGTATCAAAAAATTGGTAGTGGTAGTTTTGCACAAATGACAGGTGCTAGTTCTTATCATGTTGTTTATTCTGACCACAATCATAATGGATATGCTCCTGCTTGTTTTGGTGGTTCATATACAACAACAAATACAGACACACTAATTTTTGAACCTTATATAATATCTAGTAATACTAATTCTTTTAAATTAGTTCATCAGAACGCATCTTATTCTTTAACACTTACAGAGGTAGAACAATAATGATTGATGCAATATTAAAAATAAATCCAGACGCAAAGGTAACTATAAAAGCTGATGGAGAAATAGTTTGGCATGAAGGAACAACACCTATACCAGTAGCTGACATAGAAGCTAAGATGACAGAACTACAAGCAGAGTATGATGCTGAAGAATGGAAAAGAAACAGACAAGCAGAATACCCAACAATAGACGATTGTATCCACGCACTATTAGATGGTGGCGATACACTTACAGAATTACAAGCTAAACGAACAGCTACTAAAACTAAATATCCGAAATCAGGAGCATAATAAATGGCTTTTGGAATAACTACATTTGCAGAAGCTCCTTTTGCAGCCACAGGTTCATCGAACGCAACTGCTGCAGTCACAGGAATTAGTTTAACTGGTAGTATAGGTGCTGTTACAATTACCACTATTCAAAACCCGACAGTACAAGTTACAGGTATTCAATTAAATGGTGCTGTAGGTCAAGCACAAACAGATCCAGATGTAATTTTAACAGGTATTCAATTAAGCTCTAGTATTGGATCATTAATCATACAAGCAAATGCAGATGTATCAGTAACAGGACAAAATATAGACACGCTTCAAGGAAATGAATCCATAACAGGTGATGCAAACATAATCTTAACAGGACAATCTTTAACATCACAAAATGGAAATATAAATGTAATGGCTGATTCAAATATTAATTTAACAGGTCAGTCGTTAAATTTAACTCAAGGCAACGAAAATGTTACAGCGGATGCAAATGTTTCAATAAGTGGAAATTCTTTTAGTATTTCATTAGGTAATGCTCAATTAACAGTAAGTGTTTCTGTAAATGTAATAGGTCAATCTTTAACTACAAACGAAGGCAGTGTCACTATAGATTTAAATACACCTGTTGATTTATTAGGTGTAACTATGAGTGTATCTATAAATGACCCATTAGTAACTGCATGGGCTACAATTAATCCTGAAAAAGATCCAACAATTTCTAATAATTGGATTGATGTCAACGAGGGTGTTTCTAACAATTGGGTAGATGTAAATGAAGGGGTTTCTAACCAATGGACTGAGGTTGATAAAGCCGCTTAGAGGAGTTATAATAAGACATGCCTTCAACATTTTCTACAGATTTAAAACTCGAACTAATGGCTACCGGTGAAAATGCTGGTACTTGGGGAACAAAAACTAATACAAACCTTGATTTAGTTCAACAATCCATTGCAGGATTTCAAGAAATCGATGTAGCATCAAGTGATGTTACACTTAGTATGTCTAATGGTACTTTATCTAACGCAAGAAATATGGTTATAAAATTTATAGGCACACTTGCTACTGACAGGGTTGTAAATTTTCCAAGTGGTATAGATAAGTATTTTTCTGTGATTGATGGCACTACACATTTAGGAAATTCACTTACTTTTAAAGTAACAGGACAAAGTGGTTTTAAATTATGTCAAGGTAATAAATATATTTGTCATGCAAATGGAACAGATATTGTTAAAGATCATGAAGAAAAAGTTTGGAGAACCATCAATGCCGCAGAAACAATTCAGTCGGGAGCACAATTATTTGTAGACACTTCGTCTTCAGCTGTGACCGTAACTTTACCAGCATCACCTTTAGTTGGAGATGAGGTCACATTTTTAGACTCAAAATATACATTTGATACAAATAATCTTTCAGTAGATAGAAATAGCAATAATTTATTAAATAATACAACAAACCTTACAGTAGGAGTTGAAGGGGCAGCCTTCACTTTAGTTTATGCGAGTGCATCTGTTGGTTGGACTTATAAGGATAAATAATGTCAGGATATTCAGAAACAAAATATTCAGCATCAGGTGTTAGAACAGGGACAATCACGCCTCACGGAAGTAATTCAACACCTGCAGGTTTTTTAGATTGTGATGGTTCCGCAGTTTCAAGAACTACTTACTCTGCTTTATTTGCAATTATAGGAACCACTTATGGGTCAGGAGATGGTTCTTCTACATTTAATTTACCTGATCTAGAAAACAATGTAGCTGTAGGAAAATCTAATTCAAAAACAATAGGGTCAACCGGTGGTAATGATACTAGAACTCCTTCAGGATCTGTTTCAGTAAATAATCATAGTTTAACTATATCGCAAATGCCTTCACACAGACACTTAGCAGGTGGTCATAGTGAATTTGGTACAGGCGCTAGTGTTGGAGCAGGTGTTAGAAATACAGGAAATAGTTCAGGAGCAAAAAGGTTTTATACTGATTATCAAGGTAGTGGTAGTGGGCACAACCATGGGGCATCTTTTTCAGGTAGTAGTATGTCTGTATTACAACCTTATGTTTCTTTAAATTATATTATTAAAACATAGGGGACTACATGCCTTTAACAAGTGTTTCGATTAGACCAGGCATCAATAAATCTGACACACCTTCAGGTTCAGAAGGTCAATGGATTGATAGCGACTTTGTAAGATTTAGATATGGGCAACCTGAAAAAATTGGTGGTTTTACGGCTATTGGACAAAAAACTATCTCAGGTCCTGCAAGAGCACAACATACATGGAATGATTTAGAAGGTAGAAAATATGCAGCCTTAGGTACATCAAAAGCTTTATATATCTATTATGAAGACGCTTTTTATGATATTACACCATTAGATTCGGCAATATCTGGTGCAACTTTTACTACAACAAATACATCGACTACTGTTACAGTTAATAAAACTTCACATGGGTTGGTTGATAATGAATATATTACTTTTACTTCAGTTACTCCACCCTCAGGTACAGGATATGTTTCAACAGATTTTACACTAAACACTTTTGAAATTAATAATGTTACTTCAAATACATTTGAAATAACTATGCCTAGTGCATCTACTGCAACAACATCAGCGTCTGGAAGCGGGGTGATCAATCCTTATGTAGAAATTGGACCTACTATTCAAACATATGGTTATGGTTGGGGTACGGGAACTTGGAGTGGAAACGTGTCAGGTGCTCAAACAACTACATTAAATGGTGCATTGTTAAACGATACTAATGGTACAGGAGGATCTGGAACAAGTATTACATTAACAAGTGCAACAGGTTTTTCTGCTACAGGTGGCACAATTTTAGTTGATCAAGAAATAATCACTTACACAGGAGTAAGTTCAAACGATTTAACAGGTATTACAAGAGGTGCTCAAGGAACATCAACTGCAGCTCATAGTAATGGTGTAACTGTTACTGAGATAACAAACTTCATAGGTTGGGGCGATCCTACAACTACTGGAGAAGTTATATTGGATCCGGGTTCATGGTCTCTAGATAATTTTGGTCAACAACTTATAGCTACAATCAAAGATGGTAAAACATGGGTTTGGGATGCGGGTTTATCTAATCCATTAGAAAGACGTGCAGTTATAATGACAGGAGCACCAACAGCGTCAAGACTTACAATAACTTCTGACAGGGATAGACATGTCGTACATTTTGGTACAGAAACAACTATTGGAGATAATACAACACAAGATCCAATGTTTATTAGATTTAGTGATCAAGAAAATTATAGTATTTATCAACCAACATCTGTTAACACCGCAGGTACATTTAGATTAGATACTGGTAATAAGATTGTAGCTGCCGTATCTGGAAAAGATTATAATTTAATTCTTACAGATCAAGCTGCCTACATAATGCAATTTGTAGGTCCACCATTTACTTTTTCAATAAGACAAGTTGGTTCTAATTGTGGGTGTATTGGTCAACATGCAGCTGTTTATGCGGATGGTCAAGTTTTTTGGATGGGAAGTGCAGGAGGTTTTTTTAAATTTGATGGTACAGTTAAATTATTACCCTCTTTAATTGAGGATTTTGTATTTACAACTGCAGGAAATAATTTAGGTGTAAATTATGCTTCTAATGAAATTATTTACGCATCCCATAATTCTTTGTTTAATGAAATAAATTGGTTTTATCCTCAAGGAAAACCTTTAACTGAACCATCTGTTCAAAATGATAGAACAGCTGTTTACAATTATGTTGAAAATACTTGGGCAACAATGAGTTTACCAAGAAGCACCTATGCAGATGCTTCCACATATGATGTCCCTTATGCAACAGAATTTAATTCATCAGGAACACCAACTATTGCAAATTTATTTGGACAAACAAATACATTTGGCGCAACTACCTACTTTGCTCAAGAAGTAGGATTAAATAAAATTGGTTTGGATGGTATTAATATACCAATAGCTGCTTTTGTACAATCTGGAGATTTTGATTTACCAAATGAGGGAGATGGACAATATTTATTAAGAGTAAGTAGATTTTTACCAGACTTTAAAAATTTGCAAGGTAAAGCAAAAGTAACTTTAAAAACAAAAAATTTTCCGATATCTAATATAACAACGACTTCTCAATTTGAAATTTTGCCAAATACATCTAAAAAAGATACAAGAGTTCGAGGAAGATTAGCAAATCTAAGAATTGAAAATACAGACAATAATGAAAGTTGGAGATTTGGAACATTTAGAGCAGATGTAAATGTGGACGGGAGAAGATAATGGCTAAAATAAATGTTTACGTACCTGAACCTCCAAAAGAATATACTGAAGAAGGTTTTAGACAAATTAACCAAGCAATATCAACAGTGGAGAATCAATTGAACACTTCTTATCAGCAAGACTTGAAAAATGAACAAGATTCGTTTAATTACTTTATGCAATGACAATAAGATATAAAAGCGAAACATTTGATTTGACAACTACTAATGTTACACCAATTTTAACATGTCCTAGTGATGCAACTATTATTGTAAAAAGCATACAAGCTGTACATGATACTGCGAGTAATGTGGATACTCATGTATTAATAACAAAATCAGGTGGGTCTGCAGTAAAAATTGCTTACGAAGAATTAAACAAGGCAACTGCAAATATGATTAAAGGATCTTTAAATTTAGAAGCAAGTGATGTTTTATCAATGCAAGCAGGTGCTGCTAATGAAATTTCAGGATCTGTTAGCTATGCTTTGATAGATAGATCACAGGAAAATGGCTAGAAAATTTAAAGACTTTGTTGAAAGACCAAAACCTAGAAAGAGACCTAGACGTCACACTAAGAGTCTTAACAAAAGTAAGAAAAGATGTTATAAAAAATACAATCGGCAAGGACGTAAACAATGACACAAAAAACTATTATTATTGACGGGGAAGAAGTACCTGTTATTCCAGCTAAAGCTGAGGAGGAAGTAGTTAATAAAAGAACACAAAAAAAATACGCTTCAAAAGAAGAATTTGACGCTGATGTAGCAGACTCTAATACAGATACAGTAAATGAAGACTTACAAATAAACCAAAAAATAACAGTTGCATCTTTACAGGTTTTTGGTAAAACCATGAAATGAAACCATATGGCGGAACTGAAATTCAGTTCGATTATTTAAAAAAACATGTAGATCAAGCTTTAGTAAATTCAGTTCAAATAACTACATCTGTTCCAGAAAAAATTCCTTTAGATCCAGTAAAGTCAAATATACTTTGGATTAAAAATTCATACGATCAACCAAACTTACAGAGTTGGTTTCAAAACAAAGATAATCATTCTAAGTACGACTGGTATGTTTTTAACTCACATTGGACATTTGAGAAATACAGATACTTTTTTAAAATTCCTGAAGATAGATCTACAGTTATAAAAAACGCTGTGGATTATGATGAGTTAAAACTTAAAACTGATTTTACCCCAAAACCTAAAATTAAAATGTGTTATATATCCACACCATGGAGAGGTTTAGAAGTAGCTTTAAATGCCATGGAATCAATAAAAGATCCTGATATAACTTTAGATGTTTATTCAAGCACAATTATTTATGGATCTAATTTTCACAATCAACACGATAAAGGCTATGAAAAACTTTATGAAAAAGCCAAGAGTTTACCTAACGTAAATTACATGGGCTATTGTCCTCATGATGAATTAGTAGAAAAATTAAAAGATTACGACATAAATTGTTTTCCTAGTATTTGGGAAGAGACATTCTGTATATCAGCGATGGAATCATTAGCCGCAGGTCAGTTATTAATAACTACGGATCTCGGTGCTATACCAGAAACATGTGCTGAGTTTCCTATTTACATTCCCTACACCTCGGACAAAGCTAAATTAGCTATTCAATTAAAAGAATGTATTTTACAATGTAAAGAAATGTTAAAAACTGATCTATCTTGGGGTCTAAAATTTCAACAAGAATATTATCAAAGATATTATGATTGGAAAATTATAAGTCGATTTTGGACTGATTTTTTAAAAGGGGCACTCACTGTCAAGCGAGAACAAAAATAATCATTTAATGGTGTGTACACCTGTGCATTCCGAAGTATCTATGCATTTTGCTAAAGCTTGCTTAGATTTACAGAAAGAATGTATCTTAAATAAAATTAAAATAACATTTCAATTAATGAAATCTTCTTTAGTAACTCAAGGAAGAAACTTATGTGCGTCTGGTTTTATGAACTCCGATGCAGATAGAATGATTTTTATAGATAGTGATATGGATTTTAGTACAAGATCTGTTTTAAGATTGTTTAATTCACCCCATGATGTTTCATTAATACCTTATCCAATGAAGACAGTGAATTATAATAAGTTTCAAACTGATTATAAAAGAAGACCAGATGATCTACCTAACACAATGGGTCATGTTTATCCTGTGACGGTAAAGGATCCAGAAAATATAGAACCAAAAGATGGTTATATTGAAGTAGAAAAAGGACCAACAGGTATGATGATGATTAAAAGATCTGTTTTTGAGCAACTAGAAAAAGAATATAGTCAACTTAATATTATACAAAAAACTATGGTTAACGGTGAGCTTGTTGAAAGACCGCATTACTATAACTTTTTTGATTCGTATTATAGTCCTAAGTCTAAAACCTATACAGGAGAGGACTTCTATTTCTGTAAATTATGGACATCTATGGGTGGCCAAATACATGCTCTTATTGACGAAGAAATAAGCCATGTAGGAGAATATCACTATACCGGAAAGTTCATGGACGACTTTACAAAAGTTGAGTGATATTGAAGAATAGCCTTATATAAGTTAAAATACCATAATAACTAGTTAAAATATTATGGATCCAGTTACAATAGCATTAGCAACTTTCGGTATACAAAAGCTTAGAGGTAAATCTACTAAACGAGCGTTTAGAGATGCAGCAATCGCAGGAACTTTAGGACAAGTGGGTGGTATGGCAGGTATAGGTAATTTAAAAGCTTTCGGTCAAGCTGGTCAAATGCCAAGTATGTTCGCTTCAGGAAATTATTTAGGTGATATAGGAGGAGCGGGAAGTCTTTCATTAGGTCAACAATTTTCGCAACAAACTTTAGCAGGAAGAGGGTTATCTAGTTTAATGGGAGATAAACCTATGCCTGGTGCAAAAGATTTCACACCTGAACAAATAGCAAAAACAGGGAAGACACAAGAACAATTAATACAGGGCTCTGGATTCAGAAGTTTTAGTCCAGGAACACAGTTAGGTATAGGTGCTGCTCTTACTACTGCTTTAGCAGGTGATGGGGATCCCGCTGAACTACCAGAAGGTACAAGACCTGAAGACTATGAAGAAGCAAAGAAAAAAGCAGATGAACAGCTCCAAGGAATTTTAAATAAATATGATTATGAAGCAGATGCTGCAGGCATCACGCAATCTTCATCTCCATATGATTATGGTGGACCTAATTCAATGTATACTTTCAATAAAGGCGGTATTGCAGAAATAAAAAAATTTAATTCAGGTGGTATAAATTATTTACCATCTATGATTGATCATGACAAAAATGATGTTAACAATTATGTAAGAGCTACTGGCTATGTAGAAGATGGTTCAGGAAATGGTGACAAAGATGAAGACACTATGTTAGCTCAGTTAGCAGATGGAGAATTCGTATCGAGAGCGGATGCAATTTTAGGAGCAGGTATCATGGAAGGTGCTAATCCTGAAAGTTTTAAGGACATGAGAAAAAAAGGAGCAGCATTCTTTTATGGCCAACAAGCTAAGTTCAAACGAATATTTGATTTATTAGATGAAGCCAAGAAGAAAACAAATTAAAAAAGAGGTCGGTGTATTATACATCGAACCAAAAAAACTTGACGAGTATTGGTCACTTGTTGAGTTTATGTTAAGAGAAGGTTTAAAATACGATGGTAACCCCATGGATATTGAAGATCTTCGAGAAGGAATTAAAGAAGGAGCCTTTCAATTGTTTATGATGTTTGGCTCTGACGATGGTGAGAAGTACAAAGTGTTTGGTGTATTTGTTACTAGAGTAATGGTTTTACCGAACTACAAACAATGTGAAGTTATATTGTTAAAAGGAGACAAAAGAGAATTATGGCAAGACGAGGCTGCAGAAACTATAGAAGACTTTGCAAGATCGGAAGATTGCAAAAAAATAGCAGTTCATGCAAGACCTGGTTGGAAAAAATTTTTAGGGACTAAACAATGGCAAGTAAAAAGATATTTATATACAAAGGAGTTAACGTAACATGAGTTTTATATTTGGAGGCGGAGGTGGCGGAGGCGACACTTCAGGGACACAAGTTTCAATAGCAAGAGAGGCTCCAGAAGTTGAAAGCCGAAAACTAGCCTTATATGATCAAGCTGCATCACTTGCTACAAGTCCTATAGGTATTCCTGAATATAAAGTTGCAGGTCCAAGTGGCTTAGAACAAACAGGGTTTCAACAAGCAGGGGTAACCGGTGTTGGTCAACCGGCTACTTCCGCAGGAATTGGATCTGTTTTAAGTTCAATGCAAGGACCAAATATAAATCAATTTTTAAATCCTTATCAATCTTATGTAACAGATGAAATAGCTAGACAAGGACAAATGGCTCAAAACCAATTATCTGCACGAGCAATAGACGCAGGTGCGTTTGGTGGTGGTAGAGAAGGTGTTCAAAGAGCAGAACTACAAAGAGCAACTCAAGCGAACATCGGACAATCAATGGCTTCTGGTTTCCAACAAGCAGCAGGATTGGCAGCACAGCAACAAGGCATACAACAAGCTGGTGGACAGTTGCTTGGTTCTTTGGGTGCACAACAACAAGCAATGCAACAGGCAGATATAGCAAGTCTATTACAAGCAGGTGGAGTACAAAGACAACTTGGACAACAAGCTTTAGATGCATCAAGACAAACAGAATTGGCTAGATCGTACGAACCATATCAAAGATTAGAATTCTTAAAAGGTATAATGACAAATATGCCAACATCACAATCCGCCGTAACAGCGACCACGGCACCAGGTAGTAACCCAATGGCACAAGCTGCAGGCGCGGGTATCGGTGCATACGCTGCTTACAATATGGCGAATAGGAGGGTTTAATGCCTTTACCAGCTTTAGGAGTATTAGGAATGTTAGGTCGGGGCGCAATGGCGGGTTATCGTACAATGCGTGGTATTAGAGCTGCTAGAGCAGCTCAAGGTGCGAAGATGGGTTATCAAAGAGCACTTGGTTCTCAAGGTGCTGGATTGGGATCTGGAACCTCAGGTACAGGATTACAAGGACTAATGGCAAGAGGAGCTAAAAAGTTTCCAGGAGCTACAGGATCAACTGAACTTACAACAGGTTTATTACTTGGTGGTGAAGGTGTCGGAGATGTTATGACAGGAGCTAAGGAAGGTGATATCGGACAAGTAGCATCTGGTATTGGTCAATTAGCTTTAGGTACACCGTTAGCTTCAAGAGGTTTAAGATTAACAGGTGCACAAAAAACTTTAAAAAAGAAATTTCCTGAAACAGCAAAAGCAATGCAAGCAACAGGTAAAGAATTTACAAAAAGAATACCAAAAGGAACTACAGCTGTAGGTCTTGGAGGCATAGGTACAGGGTTTGTTTTAGGGGACAAGGCTCCTGCTGAAGAACAAATATTAGGAGAACCTATCTCATTTACAGTTAGAGATGTTTTAAGAAGTGTTGAACAAGATAAACAAAATGCAGGTAAACCTACAGTAATAGATGGACAAGAAGTTATCATTGGTTCTCAAGATTATAAAAAAATTGCACAAGCAAAATTAGACGAAGCTTATAAAAATGAACAAGCTCAAGGTAGTACACCAGTAGCTACAGTAGACCAAATATCTCAAGTATTTACATTTGATCCTAATGTAACTGGAGGAGCAAATGTCACTAATGAAGGTGCTCTGCCAAAAGTATCAAAAGAAACAGATCTAAATGAAGGTGAAATACAATTTTTAGCTAACAAACAAGAGAAAGATGTTGAAAAAGGTGAAATAATTAGAAAGAAAATGGCAAGAAGTAAAGAAGCAGATGAGTTTAATTCTTTTTACGATAGAATTACGAACCTTACAGGCGGTAACGATCAAACAAGTAATCTTCTTTTATTAAAGTTTGCAACAGGTTTAAT